TAACGCTGGTGCAAAAGGACACCCTGCACAATTCCCTGAAATATTAGCCAACGACCACATAATAAGCTGGAGTAACGAAGGAGATTTAATTTATGACCCATTTATGGGAAGTGGAACAACAGCTAAAATGAGTATTTTAAACAAACGTAATTGGATAGGAAGCGAAATATCTTCTGAATACTGTGAGATTATTGAAGAACGAGTTAAAAAAGCGTTGGAAGAAAAAAGAAAAGAAAAAGACTTACAAGCACAAACTTTATTTGAAACACAGAAGTAAGCACTTGTAGGTAACACATAAATATATTAACTTTTTGTAATACAAAAATGCGGAAATACACTGAAAATCAGAATATTAGAATTTCAGAAAAACAGAAAGAAACTTTGTTAAAATTAAAACAACGAGGATACAATGTTAATCAGTTTATACGTATTGCAATAGCTGAAAAAATAAAAAGAGAGTACAAAGAATTAATAATTAAAACTAAAAAAATTAAATATCCTTTTTAATGGAAATAACCGATAAAGAAAAAGAAAGAATTAAAGCAATTTTGGAATATTTTGTGAGTAAACAACGCAAAGTCAGCGGAGGTCATAACGGATTATCAATTTCTTTGTTTAATGGATTATTATCAATTTGTTTATCTGAGTTAGAGGAGGAGGGAAAGATAGTAGGTAGAAGAACGTTGAATAGGACGAGTTATTTTTTAAAATGAATAGGTTATTAGAAAGAGATATAAATAGTTTAGAGGTGTATTATGAATCTATTGAACCTCTTATTAATGAATTATTGGAAGATTTAAATAATATCTCCCTAATTGTAATAAAGTTACGTAGAGAGAAAAAACAGGTAATGAAAGAAATTAACAGATTAAAAAGGTCCAGAGCATGAAAAAAAGTTTTGGTATTTTGAAAAATAGTTGTATGTTTGTGAAGCCGAACCTACTAACTCATATTAAATATTTAGTAGATTTATTTAAAAAATACCAATATGGTATAGATTCTCTCAATACTTCTCATAGTAATATGATTAGTGGGTTTGGCGACTTAGAGGGGTCTATACCTCATTTTTCTAATTTAATATTTTGTTTGAGTGTGACACTCAAACAAAACCGTTAATAGCACGAATCATAGTAGTTTGTTACACTTCTGAACTAATCAGATTTTTAAATAAACTAGAAAATAATTAAAATGAAAGGTATAAAGATATATCAAGATGTAATAACGAAAAATGCAGTCAAAAAATGACGTGTAAGAGATATCTACAACTGCAAGTAGATACAGATACATACGTATCAGTTACACGTTTCAATGAAAAGAATTGTCAATACAAGATTGAATTAAAAAAGTAATGGAGAGAGATAGTTTTATTTTTTATAAAAGTTTCTATGAGGCAATAAAAGGAATGCCGAGAGATATTCAAGGAGAGATTTACACAGCTATAATGGAGTATAGTTTATACGGTAATGAAATTGAAAATCTAAAGCCTATAGCAAAGAGTGTTATGGTACTGATAAAGCCACAATTAGAAGCTAATAATAAAAGATATAATAATGGGAAAAAAGGAGGTGCTCCAGTAGGCAATAAAAACGCTAAAAAACAACCAAAAAACAACCAAAAACAACCTAATGATAATGTAAATGATAATGTTATTAAAGATATTAATATAAAATTAATATCTCTTGTGAAGCCTATCGACTTCACGAAACCGATTTATTATTTCATAGCCAAATCCTACCACAAACTATTCTTAGACATTAACGGAGAAACAAAGACATTAATCGAAGCCAAAGCACACAAATGGATTGACGATGTTAGAAAGTTAATTGAAATTGACAAAGTAAGTATTCGTTCACTCATAGCGATTAAATACTACTTTGAATGCTCCCATAAGGGAGATAGAGTTGATAATTTTTGGACAAATACAATTAAATCCCCAGCATCACTTAGGAAAAAAAATAAAGAAGATGTGTACTATTGGGATATGATAACTAAACCGATTAAAAAATGGTTGAGTGATAATCCTAACAAGGAGTTAGAAATTGATAGACGTTTGAAAAACTTAAATGATTTAGTAGAAAAACACAAAGACACTAATACAGATAATTTAACGAACTTAAAAAATAAAAATAACTAAAAGATTGTAACTTATTAAAAAGTTTGTTAGAATTAAAATAAACAACAAAATAAAGCACATGAGAGACTTAATATACATCTACGAAAGGTTTAAATTTTGTTTAGAAAATAATAAACCAATGTTTGTAAGGGAAAACGACTTAAATGCAATTAGTAATGCTATGATTGATTTTAATGCAGAAAAAGACCAATCAGAAACTAGGCTACTAGACGCATTAATTGGATTTTTTATCACTATTCAATTCAACAAACACAAAGAGGTTGAACATCATAAAATTAATCTACCTAGCTTTGAGACCCTGTATAGTGAAGTGGTAAACAAAATGAAGCCTATAAATATCATTGCAACGGAACTGCACACAAATTTGCTAATCGACCAATTTAAAGCTGAAATACCAAAGGATAAGTATGTTACACGTGATGAAATCTATGAACTATTAAATGAACTTATACACAACATTAAGTACAAATTTAAAAAAATAGAACGTGAAAATTTAGTAAGAGAATTGTCTAAAATAAACAACAAATACTGATGACAAAAGAAGATAATATTTATCAAATTCTTACTAATCTAAAAGAATTAACAGAAAATGCAAAGGAAGAAAAACAAAGTATTTCATACATTGACTATCTAGTAGATTTAAATAAAGTAGTTGAAAAACCGCCTTGTATTTTAAAGATAATTCAAGAGAATCAATATCAGCATGAGGAAATAGATTTGTTAAATTCATCGGATTTATCACTTCTTACTGGGATGCAAAAATCAAAAAAAACATTCTTTTGTTCAGTTATTTTCGCATCAATGATTAACGGATATTTTGGGAGGAAATTAAAATCTGAAAATGTGAGAAGTGTAGCATACATAGATACAGAACAATCAGACTACTACGCCTATAAGACTTCACAAAGAATCTACCAAACAACAAAAAGTAATTTTGATTATCTAAAGTTAAGAAAGTTAAACCCAAGTGAAAGGAAACAAGTTATACAGACGTATTTGTACAAAAATCAAAATGTAGACTTTATCATAATAGACGGAATAGTCGATTTAGTTTACGACTTTAATGATTTAAAAGAATGTACAGAAGCAGTACAATGGTTGATGAAATTATCTTCTGAAACACAAACACATATTTTATCAGTTCTACATACTAATGCTGGAGAAGATAGAAAGGCGAGAGGACATTTAGGAACTTTATTATCTCAAAAAGTAGAAACCGTTTTACACATTCAAAAAAATAAAGAAAACAGTTCGCAAAGTATAATATCAGCTAAAGATGTGAGAGGTAAACAGTTTGATGACTTTGTAATTGAGATTGATAATTTAGGAAATTCTCATCTTTTTGAAAAAGAAGAATACGAAACCACTAAATTTTAAACAATTAAACTTAAATTTAAACCAGTAGTAAAATGATAGTAAATGAGTTAATAGTAGGAAACTATGTTAAAGCATTAGATAATAATTTATCATTACATTGTTAAATTATTTGTTTAATTGAATTAATATAATTAACTTTATATCATATTTTTAATATAAATGATTTTTATAGGAATAGACCCTGATGTAGATAAGAATGGAGTGGCTTGGTATGATTCAAATAACAAAGAATTAGAATTGACAAATCTTACATTTTTTGAATTATTTGACTTCCTGAGTGAGCAAACTTTAAAAGAAAATAAAATAAAAGTGATAATCGAAGCAGGTTGGCTTAACAAATCAAACTGGCATAAAGTAACGAAAGGAACATCTAACATAAATACACAAATAGGACAAAGAACAGGAGCAAATCACGAAGTAGGAAAAAAGATAGTAGAAATGTGCAAGTATTTAGAACTTCCATTTGAGACAATAAAACCAACAAAAAGGAAATTAAATCATAAACAATTCCAACAAATCACAAAAATAATAGAAAAAAGAACAAATCAAGAGCAGAGAGATGCAGGTATGCTTGTGTGGACCATTGCCAAATGATAGTAATTCTATTTTAATAATTACGAATAAAAGTGAGCCATCAACAAATTATTTAAAAAATAAAAATCCAAAAAAAATACACATTATAGCAAATGCTTTAAAAATAAAATATATAGATTTTATTAAAACAAATATTGAGAAAATAATATTAAGAAAAGCTGTAAAAGATAATTTTAAAAATGAAGAAATATTTTTAAAAAATGAAAATATAAAATATACATTCTTAGAAACTCATATAAAGTCAATTTTATTCGAGGTAGATGAAAAAAAATATATTTTAATAGGTAGTGGAAATCCATCAAATAACGCAAAACATGAATTTTACTTTATAATTAAAAATAATGAATTATATAGTCATAAAATTAATTTTATTAATAATATTTCAAAACATCAGACAACAGACAACAGACAACAGACAACAGACAACAGACAACAAAAATAGAATTAAACAACAAACATAATCCGATAATAAATAAAATAAAAGAATTAAAAAATATAAAATCTATTGATTTGCATTTATATAGAATATCTCAAAAAAATATAAAAATATTAGAAAGTTTAAAGGAAAAAAATAAAGACCTAATCATAAATATATATTTATCTAATAGTATACCTTATTTAGTTAAATCTACATTTAATTATTTAAAAGATAATAAAAATATAAATTATTTAAAATATATTCACACACATTCTAAATACGCAATAATAGAAAAGGAAAATGGAGAAAAAATAAATATATTTTCATCAGTAAATTCAAATACAGATGGAAAATTAGAAATAACTCTAACAATAAAAGATAATAATTTGTACGATGAAATAAAAAAATTACACGATGCCTGGAGGAAATAAAAACATAAGACCTGAAGATGGTAAGCAATTTTCATCTGAATATCAACCAGCCGAGAAATGGACTGAAGAAAGAGCCTTAGAATTAGGACGAGAGTTGATAGATTGGCTCAAAGAAAAAAACGAAGATGGAGAGGATAAGGGAAATATTTTCTTTCAAGAATTTTTAATTATAGAAAAAGACTTATACGAAGAATTAATCGCTTATTTGTGTAAAAAATTCTCCTCGTTTTTAAAAATAATTGAAAAAGCAAGACAAATACAGGAATTAAAATTGCAAAAATACGGAGTTGGAGATAGACTGAATGCCGCAATGACAAAATTTGTATTAATAAATAAACATGACTGGAAAGATAAAAAGGAAGTAGAACAGACAAATAAAAATCAAATTACCGACATTGATACTTCTAAATTATCAGAAGAGGAAAAAAAAGTACTGGATAAATTAACAGGAATTGGATAAGATTATAGCATATAAACGCGATAGACTAAGAAACTCATTCTACTTGTTCTCTAAGTATTTCATTGATACTATCGAAACGAGTGAGATGATTTGGAATTGGCATATTGAATTTTTATGTAATGAAGTTCAAAAATCGATTAAAAATTATTTTGAATTTAAAAAACTAGCCGAGTTAAAGTATAAAAATGGAGAATTAACGCATGAACAACAAGAAAGATTTAATTATTTAGAAAAAGAAAATTTACCTGTAAATATTAACATCTCTCCTAGTACGACAAAATCAACTATATTCTCACGTTTATTAACTGGTTGGGTTTGGGCTAAATTTCCTCATGCGGTTATAATTAATATTACTAGAGATACTGGTAATAATAAAAATTTCTCTTTAAAAAGCAGAGAATTAATTGAAAGCGAAAAATATAAAGAATTATATCCTGAGATAGAATTAAAAGATTCTCCTAGTGGATTTAATTTTTTCGAGAATACATTAGGAGGAGTTAGATACGGCTTAACCACTTTGTCTAGTGGCACAACAGGTAAGCACGCCGATATACACATATATGACGATATAGCCAGTTATACAGATTATTATTCAAATGCTACAATAGAAAGTGTAGAAAGAGCAATAGATGGGTTATTATCTAGATTTAAAGACAAATCAAAAGGGCTTATTTTTAATGTGATGCAAAGATTAGCTAAAAACGATACAACAGCTTATATTTTTACTGGGTATGATGATAAAAAACCCAAAAAAAGAGAGTATAAAAATATATGTTTACCTGCTGTATTAACGGAAAATGTAGAGCCTATAGAATTAAAAGAAAAATACATAAATGATTTTTTAGACCCTATACGCTTAAATGAAAAGATGTTGGAGCAAGCAAAAATAGAATTCGGCACGCAAAAGTATAATGCCCAGTATTTGCAAGAAATAACAGAAGATTTAGAAAATCTAATGTATCCCATTTTAATTGAAGAAGATTTTAATATTAATGAAGTAGTTTCTAAATGTTTTATTTCTGCTTCATTTTCTGATTTAAAAGATGAGGGAAAAGATTCGTATGCAACCATATACACAGCTTTATATAAAGGTCGTGTATACGTATTAGATGTTATTTATAATACTTTAACAAATTCAGATAACGAAGATAGGTTGATACATAACGTTTCAAAATATCAAATTCAAAAGACATTTATAGAAAAAAACAATCAACAATCGTATTTAAAAACAAACATAGAACCTAATCTTAGAGATATAACAGACTTTAGACCTATTTGGACGAAAGATAATAAAATCGAGTTAATGAAGTCTAAGAGCCATTACATACGATATTACGTTTGGCAAAAACAACATGAAAACCACGAATATCAAAAAGCAAAAGAACATATAAAGAAATTCCCACGAAATGGAAAGGCTAAAGATGATGGAATTGAAGATGTTTTGAGCAAGTCGCAAAAATATTTTTCACAAAACAGAGAACTATTAGAACAATTAATAAATAAAATATGAGAAAAGAATTATATTGCAAAGTTTGTAACTTCTCCATAGCACTTCAGCACGAGAATAAAATATCCACTAACTTTAGAGTTACTTCTACTACGATAGATTTAGATGAAAAAAAAATAAATATAAAGTGTAAAAAATGTTCTAATATCAATAAAATAACATTAACTAATGACGGCTTTAAGCAAGAAATAGATAAAGAAAAAAACAGAAGATTATTAAATTATTAAATAATAATAATTTGATATTATTTTTTTTTATTAAATTTGTAAAAATACAGGAGACCGCCGACTTTACAAAATAGGTTTTTTTTCAAACTTTTTCAATAAATTATATGTAAATAATTTCTCAATAAAATCAATCCCAAATGGGAATTGGGTTGATTTGCAGTTTTACGATTTATTAGAAATTTCCCAAACAAACCCATACTTAAATAAAGCAATAAATATTATTGCAGAAGCATTTTCTACTTGTGAAATAAAGTCATACGATGAAAAAGGAAATGAAGTCGAAAATTGCGAACTCAAAAAATTACTTCTAAATCCAAATCCAAATCAAAACTTTATCGAATTCTCAAAAGAATTCGTTCGTAAATTATTAGTTTATGGATTTGTCTATCAATATCCTTATCATGATAATCATGCTTATAATTTAAGATTAGACAAGAATCCACAACTTTATAATCTTAATTCAGCAAATATTGATTTTATAAATGAATCAAAAATATCGCAAATTACACCATCAGCAAACTTTAACTATCATTACAATTCTACAAAATGGAGTGGTTTAAGTACTAAAGAAATAATTCCATACATTGATTTTCTTCAAGATTCAAAAAATAAATTCAAAGGAATTTCAAGAATTGAATCATTAAAAAATGAATTAAAAACAATCCATCTTTCAGACCAAGCTAATGAGAGTTTCCTTAAGTTAACAGGAAGTATAGTTGTTTCTCAGAAACCAGTAAGTGGTGGGGGAGATGAAATGGCTGAACCTGTAAATATAATGAGGAAATCTTTCAATAAAGAAGAAAAGTCTGATTCTGAATTATTAGAAGAAAAATTACACACAAAAGGATTAGGGCAACAAAGACAGATATTTGTATCTCAATTTCCGCTAGAGGTTCAAGCATTAACGAAAGACATCAAAGATTCAAACTTCAACGAATTTAAAGACTTTGCAGGAAGATTGATTTATTCCATTTATAACATACCTCTAGGTTACTATGAGCAAAGTAAATTTAATAATAGAGATGCTGATAAATTAGAATTATATGAAAGTGTTGTAATTCCTATTGCGACAAACTTACAAGATTCTATTAATTCAACATACAATTATAAAAACAAAATAAAATTAAGCTACGACCATTTGACAATCTTCGAGAAAAAAAGAGCCGAATCTAAAAAGATACAGACTGAACAGCAAAATGCAATCATTGAGCAATTAGATAAACTTAAAGAAAAAGGCTATTTAACTGAAAAAGAAGTAAAACAAAAATTACAAAATCATGGAATTATCTAAAGAAATAAAAAAGATTGACCAAATGCTGGCGGATAAGTCACTACCTAAAAAAATGCGAGAATCTCTTGCTAAGAAAAAAAATATATTAATTAAACAAAAAACAGTATTAAAATGATTTTTTGCCAAGAATTAAATAAAAGTTTCGATAATAAAGAGGAATTATTTAAAGAGTTATCTAAAAATGAGCAAATTATTTTAGACCAAAAAAAATCTGAAATATATAACTCTAAAGAGTGGTGTAAGACTAATGGAATTAAAGGCGTTTGTGTATCTACAAATCAAAAATTGATATTAAAATCTCTAAGTAATGAAACAAATAAAGGATTAGAAATAGATGATAATCACTATTACTTCGCCACTAATACGGCTAATTTCTTAGATAGTCATCTTGATGTTCATGTAGACGGTAATTGGAATAAAACGGTAAAAGAAGCACAAGGGAACGTTTATTTGTTATTTGACCATGAATTAAATAGAAATGAAATTATAGCTATGAAACAGGATATAGAGTTAATGACTGCTTATATATCTTGGGCTAGTTTAGGGAAAAATTATGATGGAGAAACATACGCTTTAATTTATAAAGTTCGCAAGGATAAAATAGTAAATAAACAGGCTAGAGAATGGTTAGAAGCAGGGTATAGTTTTGAAGCATCTGTTAGAATGCAGTATATCAAGATAGAAGTAGCATATAATTCTGAGCATGAAGATTATAAAAAAGAAAAGAAAGTATTTGACACCTATTACCCTCTAATAGTTAATAAAGATGATTTTGCAGAAATAACTCATTTTTACGTGGTAAAAGAAGCTAAAAACATAAAAGAAAGCAGTTTAGTAATGTTTGGTTCTAATTCTGCAACAGGTTTAATACAACAAAAAGAAAATATTGATCCGTCAAAAGACACTCATAAAATTATAAAAGAAGCCGTCAATGACACTTCGCAAGTGAACAAAAGTTATTTTTTAATCTAAAATTTTATTTTAATGGAATTTAAACACAAAAGTCCTGCGGAAGTAGATAAAATGACCGCAGATGAAAGAGAACAATACGCAAAAGATAAACAAGCGTATGAAGAACAAAGATTTAAGAGTATAGAAAAAAATCTAGAAACTCAAAAATCAAGCCTAGAAACTAAGCTTGCTGAAATGCAAAACAGCACAGTAAAACAAGAGGAGATAGATACAATTAAGGAAGAATTGAAAAACATTAATATTTCTATTGAATCATTGGGAAAGTCTAATTCAAGACAAACAGAAATGAGAAAAAACGTATTTTTCGAAAAACTAAAGGAAAATAATCTAGCAGAAGACGGAACTTTTAAAAGATTATCAACAGATGAAAAGAATATAGAAATTAAGGCTTTTGATTCTGAAAATATCCATTCTGTGAATAATATCATTAATACCAATTTCCCTACTCCGGGAACAACGGCGATTAATAGCGTTTATGCTCAATTAAGAACGCAAGTATTAGGTGTTACTACAAGTCCTAGACCATATTCGCCAATAATGAATTATGTAGATGTTATTCCTTTAAGAGCGTATTCTTTAACTTCATTTGAACAAAAAATATATGGAGGATTTGAAGTTACAGGAGAGTGTGAAATTAAACCTTATATTAGGACTAATTTTGATGCTCAAACGACAGAAGCAGAAGCGGTAAATGCTTTATGGTGTACAACTTTGAAGATGAGAGAATTCTTCCCTGAAGTTGAGCAATTGGCTAGAACTACATTCGAGGATTTACTAAATGAAAAAATACCGTCAACAGTTCTTGAAGTAGTTAAAACAAATGGAGTTGGTTTTACACCTCTTCCGGGAATGGCTCAAAATACAGCACCTGATAATTTTGAAGCGATTGTAAAAGTTTGTGCTTCGTTGAAAAAACAAGGATACATGCCTAATGTAGTTTTAATATCAAATGTAGCATATGCTAACATGATAAGTGAACTAGGGACTGATGGGCATTATAAGTTACAAAATGGGCAATCTGTACAATTAGTAGATAATCGTTTAAAAATAGGTTCTACGTTTTTAGAATTAATCGAAGACCCTGAATTAGGAGATGACGAATTCATTGTTGCTGATTTAAATTCTGTAAAAGTTGGATTAAGAGAAAGTGTTATTTACCAAGAAACGGACGGTAGAGTTGACGGAGAAACAGTTGTTAAAACTGGCATGGGAGTTAATATTAGAACACATGAGTTAGTAACATTCGTAGCTACTCAAATACCATCTTCATACGCATCAGGTATAGTTTCTGAAACATTTACAAACGTAAAAACATTAATAACATTAATATAAAATCATAATTATGGCAGAAAATAAACCCAAATTAACGATAGATTCCTTGTTTAATGACTATGCAAAAGAGTCTAAGGATAAAAAAGGTAGAGATGGTACTAATTTAGTTGTTGATACAAAAACGAAATTCAATATTGAATTTATCTCTGATTTTGGCGACAAAATTAAGAAAGGCAATATCATGAAAGGTATATCTCTTGTTGCAAAGGATTTTTATGTTAAAAACGGAGTAGCAAAGGACATTAAATAAGCATTATCATGTATTTAGTATATCCTGAACATTTTAAATCTGATATTCATATTCCTAACTTAGAAGAAGTTTGTTTGCAAAATGTATTAATTCGTCAAGAAATATCACGTTATGAAATGGAATTTTTGAAAGAAACATTAGGTATATGTTTGACTGAATTGCTTTTGAATAGTTTAGAATATTCAGCAGAACAATCTAAATGGGTTTTTAAAAGTAATGCAGAAGATAGATTTAAATGGCTAGTAAATGGATATATTTACGATACTACAAACATAACCTCTCATTGTGGGTGTGATTCTTATAATGAGAATTGTCCCAAAAAAGAATGGGAAGGGATTGTCAAAGTAGGAAATTGGATAAATCCAACAACTAACGAAGTTGAAGAGTTTACAGAGGTATCAATTATTGCTTATTACGTTTACATAAATTGGCGAACTATTTATAAGACAACAACAGAACAGGTAGGAGAAAGTAGTATGAAGTCAGATACGCTTTCTCCGTCTGTTATTGGTTGGTTTGAAAAATACCACCACGCTAATAGATGGCTTTGGAATGCAGTACAAGGTCAGAAAAATAACAGTATAGTTTCTCTTTACACATTTTTAGAAAATAATAAAGAGTTATATCCTGAATGGAATGGTGGTGTATGTTTAGGTTCTGAACCAAATGCTTGGAGTTTGACATAATGGATAAAATAATAGACATAGAAAGTGTATTAGCTTATATAACAAGTCAAATAGGCTTCTCATACGCTAATGGAGTTGTAAACTTTGATAGTGGAGAAGAAAGAGACTTGATAGATTGGTCTATTTTGAAGCCAAAAACTCAAAATCCTGTAAAATATCCTTTGATATGGTATGAGCCAACGGAAGTATTTTTTACAAAAAACGAGACTTGGAAGATAAATAATGCTAAATTTTTCATCTGTGTAATGAACGATAATAATTGGTTAAGAAAAACAAGACTTTTTAAAACTTATAAAGAATACTTAAATCAATTAGCTAATGATTTTATAAATGGATTGGAAAGGTCTAAAAATATTCAATCACTAACTAATGTGTCTTATTTATTTAAACCCAAATACTATGTATATGAAGACAAAAATAATAATGGAGATGTTGTAGATGCCATAGTGCTTACAATGTCATTAGAAATTAACAAAAATTGTATTAAAAATTTAGAATTATGTTTATAAGAAAATGTAAATTTGGAGGAAAAGGTACAGGTCTAACTGCCTGTATGAAGGAACTTTTCCCAATTAAAAAACCATATTTATTAAAAAGAGGTAAAAAATTACCTATAGATGTAAATGGTAAATTAACCACTGAAGTATACGATGAGTATATTCAGAAAAAATGGCTCATAGATTTAGGAATTGTTACAAATGTAGAAGATTTAACAATTGACCCTTCAACGGTTGAAGTTGCTAGAATCCCACACAAAAACGGTAATGCTATCTATGGAGTTAGACTAACGTATAGAGGATATAGTTGTTCAATAAGTGCGTATAAAAGTTTAGATGGGGGGAGATATGATTTAATTTGGCTAGATAAAAATGGGGCGTTGGTTGGATACAATGAAGACGATACCAGTTTAGCGGGTTACACCATTGAATCTTTATATTTTGAAAAGATGACAATCTTTAATACTGAGGACGTATCTAAATTTTCAGTAGCCTTATATCTTTCTGAACCTGCTTCAATTAAAATGGAGGAATCAATAGATGTCTTAGACGCTTCAAATATTGAGCATAAATTACTAGATAAACAAGGAATTGTAGACATTCAAATCACTGACTTAGGAAATAACCAAATAAAAGTAGTGGAATCTTGTAATGGAAATGATGGAGTTGAAGGATTAACAGTTAATGACTTCTTGGTAGTTGACTTTGCTACTGGAACAGCTGTCACTGGATATACAGTAACAGATAATGGTAATGGAGTATATACATTCGTTGGAGTAACTGGGTCAGCAGTTGTAAGTATACATGATAATACGAACAACTTAGATGTAATTTCTTACACTAAAGAATATTACCAATCTAACCTAGTCACAGTGGTTTTTATCTAGAGGTATTTCATAATGTAATTTTTAGAAGTTTTGCAGGAAAAGGGTACGATTCTGTTAATCTTTTAGAAAATTACTTAGAAATACCGAGTGGAAGTATAACATACTTTGCAATTGATAACGGAGATATTTTATTTTATACAGATGAAAGTTTTACTTTGGACGAGTATTGGTTTTTTGAAAATTGTTCAGAGGTAATAATCCTAAATGATACAATTGATTTGTACGATAACGAAGAGCCTTTAGTGACTTATATAGACTCCTTGACAGTAGATATAGTATGATAACAATTCTTAAATGGAATGATAATTTTAAAAGATTTACGATAGCTCAATTTTTAGAAGAGTTACGTGATGAAATTGAAATGTCAGATATTGAAGAATTACAGCTGGAACAATTTAGAAAAGGAGAAGATAAAGAAAATAGAACAATAGGTGTTTATTCGAAAGCGACCGAATTAATTGCTAAAAAATCAAATCCAAGAAAACCAAAAATAGCTGGAAGACCGTATAATTTAGAGTGGAGTGGAGATTTTTTTAATAAAACTAAGTTAGTAGCTAATAATACAGGCACTAACTTAGTTTTCTATTTAGATTCAAAATCTAATAATAAAAATAAATTATTCAGAACCATCAAAAGATTTGGTTTAATTTCAAATCCTGAAACATCATTATTTGGATTTCAAACCAAAAACAAAGATGAGTTTACAAAATTTGTAAAAAAAGAGTATTTAACTAATTTTAAAAAATATTTATAATGTGTAATTGTGAAAAGAAAGATGTTTTTAAATCATCTATAAAAAAAGCATATAGAAAAACAGTACAAACAGGAAATCAACATGTAGTATACGGAAGTGAAAAGATTGCTGATTTACTATGGGTTGCTCCTGAAGAAGTAGCTAAAAAAGATGACAATATTTGTTGTTATTTTGTTCCAACTTCTGAAACGGAGTATAAAAAGGTAGAAAAACCTAAAAAGAAAAGTAAGTAAATTAAAAAACCTCTCATATTTGAGAGGTTTTTTTTTATATTTGTGACTATGAAATTAGCTAAAATATTCAGTAAGTTCATTTTTAATAATCTCACTTTTTAGTGGGATTTTTTTTTCATAAATTATAAATATAATTCCGTAAATTTGTCTATGCTGTATCAGAATTGTAGAGAAATTCCTATCCATAATTTTAATGAAATTTCAATTACTGGGGATATGTCTTTTCTGATAAAAGAAAAAGGGAAACATACAGAAGATGAATTGCAGGACAAATGGATAGATTTAATTGATGAATATAATGGGTACTTCAATAAAGAAAATGAGTCATTAGAAAAAAACAAACAAATTGAATTATTAAGATTTGAATATTTAAAATTAATCGCTATCAAAAATTTAATATTGTCTAATGAAAATGGAGATGAAGTAAAAAAAATACTCAAAAAATTAAATATAAAAGAAGATAAGTTAGACCGTTTTATTAGTAGTTGTTTGAGTAACTTAAATAAGTTATCCTTAGAAAATAATATAAAATCGGATAATGGATATTCTTTCGAGGAAAGTTTAATAGTGTTAAATGAGAATGGTTTTAATGTAGATAGATTCAAAAATACAGTATCTGAATATGCTTTTTTTATTAACCGTCTAAATAAAAAAATAAATGAGCAACGAAAATTACAACATAGAGGAGTACATAGATAGATTAGTAGCTAACCTAGAAAAAACAGAAAACACCGAAAATGTAGAAGCTGAGGAAGTAGATGCAATACAGCAAGTGATAGAACATCTAAATTCACAATCAAGTGAATATGTAAATAGATTCATTGATTTTATGATTAGAAGAAATCAAACAGAAGTAGATGTTGTAGGTCATCTATATGAAATTTGGAAAATAAAATTAAATATAGGCGTTATATATATACATAGTGGAGAAAAAGACTATATAGCAAGTAGAACTTCTGATAAAATACATACATTAAATTAATTGAAAGTTAGGAGACCGCCAAGATAAAGGATAGAAAAATTTGTAATTGATGGAATGGAGGTTGCTAATAAGCAACTTCAAGAATTTGATAAACAAGTAAAATTATCAGCCACTTCTTTATTAGGTTTAATTAATGAGGCTGAAAAATTTGAAAAAACCTTACGAAGTGTAGATAGCTTAAAAGAGTATGTTAAAGTTCAAAAGCAAAGTCAAACACTACAAGAAAAATTAAAGAAAAATTACGATGAGCTTGTAGATGCTCAACTACTTCAACAAAAAGCACAATTAGATTTAAATAAATCTAAATCAGATGCTTTTAAGATTTCTGAAAAAACACGTATACAGGCAAATGAAAGAAAAAAACAGATACGTGAGGAGGCTAAGCAAGAATTAGGTCTCGCAAATTCTATTGATAAAAAAAATGAGCAATTAAAAAAATCAAATGAACCTTATAGGCTTCTTACAGATAAACTAAATCAAACAAGAAATGAAGCAAAAAACCTACAAGCACAATTACTTCTATTAGAACAACAAGGTAAGAAAAATAGTATTGAGTATCAGAATTTAGCGAATAAAAGTACTATTCTTAATAAACAAACAATAGCATTAGATAATTCTGTAAAAAAAATAGATTCTTCACTTGGTTTAAACCAAAGAAATGTAGGTAATTACATATCAGGATTAGCTGGTTTAGGTAAACAATTAATAGGGGCGTTTGGTATTATTGGTGGAGTAGCGTTATTTGCAAATACAATAAAAGGCTCTGCAAAAAATGTCATTGAATTTGAATCTGCACAATCTGAATTATCCGCTATTTTAGGTGTCAATAAAAAGGAAATGAAAGATTTAACTTCTCTTACATTAGAGTTAGGTGCTACAACTTCATTCACAGCGATACAGACTACAAAAGCATCAACTGAACTTGCTAAATTAGGGTTTACATCTGAAGAGATACAAAAGTCATTGAAGGGGGTATTAGATGGTGCAGTAGCAATGAGAACTTCAATTGAAGATTCAGCATCATTATCAGCAAAAACATTAAGAGCATTTGGTTTAGATGCTTCTCAAACAGAGCGTGTAGTATCTACTTTAGCTGTATCTACAACAAAAACAGGTTTATCTTTCGATTATTTGAATGATGCTTTACCTTATGCGTCAACAGGGGCGAAGCAATTAGGTTTTTCAGTCGAAAAAACAACCGCTTTATTAGGAATATTAGCAGATAACGGTATTAAAGCTTCTCAAGCAGGAACATCTTTACGTGATATTTTTTCTGATTTAAGCGTTAAAGGAATAACTTTTGACCAAGCAATGGAAAAGATAAACAATTCTACAAATAAAAATAAAAAATCTTTTGAGATATTTGGAAAAACATCAGCAAATGCTGGAGTTATATTAGCTGAAAATGTAGGAAAAGTAAATTTATTAACAACCGCTTTTACAAATCAAAGTGATGCTCTAAAAGAATTAGTAGAAACTAGATTAGATAATTTAGATGGGGATTTAACAATATTAAATAGTACATGGGAAGGGTTTATTTTATCCTTAGAAAAAGGAGACGGAGCCATTGCTGAAACATCAAGAGGATTTATACAAATGACTACATCTATATTGGAATTATTGACTATTCAAGAAAAAGAAACAGACAAGGTTCGAGCAGAGCAATTAGAACTCAATTTATTGATAAGTAGAATAACATCAATCAACATTAGCAACAAAGAAAGATTGAGTTTGTTATTAGATTTACAAAAAAATTACCCTGGATTTTTAGGAAATTTGAATATTGAAAAAGTTACTAATCAGGAGCTTACAGAAGTTTTAGGGGAAGTTAACCAAGCCTATTATCAAAAGCTAGTTTACACAGAATTGGAAGCAAAATCAAAAAAGGAGCAACAAAAACTTTCTGATATTACTACTGAAAAGTTACAAAAAGAAACAGAATTATATGAGTTTCTTTTTGTAGCAACAGATAAATTAAGACAAGCAGGGGTAAAAGAAGATTTAATTCCACTTCCAGATGTTAATAATTTAGAAGATTCTTCTAAAAAGATACAAGATTTATTATTAAAAAATAAAAAATCATTAGGTAGTATTGATACCAGTGGTTTACAGGCTTACTTTGATAAAATAACGCAAATACGAGGAGAAATAGAACCTTTGAAAACTGATTTTAAATTACAAACAAAAGAAGTTAATACGCAAAATAATAAGTTAAACATTCAAAGACAATTATTTGAACGTTCATTAAATATTATAGGTGCTTTAAAAAGCGAACAAGGTAATGTTACAAGCGAAATATCTAAAACATCAGAACAATTAAAACAATTAAGAAAAGATTACTTAAACTCTTGGAAAGAAGCAAAAAAACTAAATACCGAAACATTTAATGTTGGGGGAAGAGATTATTCTACAAAAACAGGGAGATACATTGACGAATTAACAAAAAAATATAAAGAAGCACAAAAAGAAGCCTACAAATTAGGTAAAGCGACATTTAATTTCCAAGACAATTCATACGACACGAAAACAGGAAAAAAGATAATTAAGAGTAATACTAATAGTGAAGAAGAGTTAGACGAAATAAAAAAGCAAAACGAAGAACGTAAGCGATTAGCTGAAGAAAAAAGAAAAAACGAAATAGAAAATCAGAAAACATCTATTGAAGCACAAAAATTAGCACTTGATTATAAAATAAAATCCTTTAAAGACGAAGAAAACACCTATAAAGACAATATAGCTTTTTTAGAAGTTGTCAAAAATGAAAAACTACGAATCCTAAATCTTGAATATCAAAATGAATTAAAAACTGCCTCTTCTAAAGCGGATATAAATAAGATAAATAAAAAATACACATTAGATAAACTTCAAATCGATTTAGACTATAAAAAAGATTTTGCTGATTTAAAACAAAAAGAGCGAGAGCAAAATGTTGAAAATATAGATTTAGAACTTCGTATTTATAAAATTAAAAATGAATCTAAATTAGAGAATGCCCAAACAATATCAAAAGCACTTATAGATGTTGAGAAGAAACGTATTGATGCGATTTATGAGTACGAAAAAAAGAAACTTCGTGAATCTTATAATTTAAACGAACAACAAGCAAACGATATTATTTCTAATAATGCGAATATCGGAACGGAAACATATAAAAATGCCGTTGAATTTTTAGAAAAATCAAAAGAATTATATAAGACTAATACAGATTCTAAGAAAGAATTAGACGATAATTATTATCAATTCAAAACTGATGCACGAACAAAGGAATTAGAAAAAACACAAGAGCAAAATCAATTAGATTATCAATATCAAGAGAAGATATTCGACGAAAAAAGACTTTTAAAATTAGAAGCATTACAAAAAGAGTATGCGGATAGATTAGATGTAGATGCGGAAAATTTACCTTTAGCGTTGGAACAGGATTTAGAAATAAAAAACGAATACCAACAAAAGGAAAATGAGATAAACGAGGAAAACGAAAATTATAAATTAGAATTAAAAAAACGTGTAGAAGAACAAAAAAGAGAGTTGTTGAATAGAGGACTTAACACGTTAATTGATATTGTAGGACGAGAAAGCTCAATAGGAAAAGCACTTGCAACTTTTCAAACAGGATTAAACACTTATCAAGCGGTTTCCAACGCTTTAAAATATGGAGTCGCTCCTTTCAAGTATATAGATGCAGGAATTACATTAGCACAAGGATTGGCACAAATAAGTAAAATCAATTCCACACCAAAGCCAAAATATGAAAAAGGAACTTTATTTGCTCCAAATACTGAACTTGCAACTACCGACGAAAAAGGTGCGGAGCTTCATTTTAACAAAAACTGGAAACTAAAAGACAAAGGAACAAATACTGGTCCAAGAACTAAGTTAATAGAAAAAGGAGACAAAATACTACCAGCTGATTTATCCAAATTCATAACAAGAACATACATACATGACAGCAGTAAAAAAGAAGTAATAGACTTCAACTATAAACTAATAGGAAAAGAAATTGCTAAACATATAAATAAAGGAACACATTTTGTATCGCATAATGGCGAAATCGTAAAAATAAAAAGTAGCGGAGATAATTCGATAATTTACAAAACAGATAATCGTAAACCTCAAATTAAATTATGACGCCAGTACAGCCTATTGATAGAAATTCGTTAAAATACTTCATTCAATTTAATAATGAATTTGGAGATAAAATAGAAATCGATGAACCGCAGGACTTTAAATTGGATATTAATCTAAAACAAAACAAAGACTATCACGGTAGATTTATCACTTTTGGAGAAGATACAGACGTTGTTTTTACGGCACGTTGTTTTAATTTAGGACATCAATTTGATGAGTTAATTAGATATAATAAAAAATACGCTTGGCATTCGGATATTGATTTATTTATTTATATCAAAGATGAATTATTGATAAAAGGTAAGTTGGATTTTGAAAATCCTAATACTGACAATAATAATTTCTTTAAAACCAAATTAATAATAAACAACAGGTACAAAGAAATTGAAAGCAGAAAGGATACAGAAGTAGATTTAAATAGTACTTTGGCAATAGACGAGAAAACAGAAATAACACCTATAAATACAGTAGATTTATTAACGAGATTTAAAAGTATTTTATTGAATTATACTTTTCAAAATTCACAAAAAACAGGGATAACAAAGAGAAAGTATATAGCAGTTATTGGTACGCAAAGGTTAACGGCTTCTTCAACCATTTTCACAGGCTCATTAGTTAGTGGAAATGATAATAATCAAACAAATAATTATACAGATACAGGTTTAGGTATATGGTATGCTGGGGCTGCCACTTATGGAGATGACATAGGTAACGATGTCCCACCTAGAACAACGTCTTATAATATGAAATTTGACCAACCCACTAATATACAGGTTGAATTAAACAATATCAGCATTGTATCGTTAGGTGGAAATGCAATAGATGTATATAGGGTTATTTTAACATGGAATAGCTTTTCTGATAATACATATAGTACTAAAGTTTCACAAGGTTATGAGGTATTAGATGTATTTAATTCTACAAGTTTTTCGATTAATTATAAATTATACAGTCCAATATCACTACCAGCTTTTACAAGGATAACTCTAACTATTGAGTTAGACCATGATTTAAGAGATGATGCATATGTAGAGGTTGATTGGGACAATAAAGGTACTATAACTTATTTTGTAGAAAACATATTTGAAGATTCAATCACGAAAGCAACTAAATTTATAGATGTAGGAGAACAAATAATAAAATCAAACACAAATAATTTAATTCCAAATTTAGATGCCCCTAGATTTAAAAGTCTTTTTTCAGAAAGAAACATAAACTTATTTGATTTATATGCTACAAGCGGTTTATATATTCGTGGATTTGATAATCAAAAATACATAGCTAAATGGAAAGATTGGCTTGAAACATTAAGAAATGCTTTTAATTTCGATTATCAATTATACAATGATACTATATTTATAGGGCATTATATTGATTTCTACCAAGATATAGAAATTGCAAGTTTTGAATTTCAAGTTGATACAGATTCGTATGAAATTTCAACAAATGAAAAGATTAAAAAATCAAATGTTAGATTGGAATATGAAAAGTACGAAGATGATGAAACTAATACGTTAGATTCCATACACACAGAAAGTAATAATGTAGTTATTAATAATTTATTGGAAAACTCTGAATTAGATTTGACAATACCATACATAGCTGATGCTTATAAAATAGAATATACAAGACGTGAGAGTTTCACTAAAGACGTATCAAAGTCTACTCCAAATGACAATGATTTGTATATGATTGACACGTTTGATAATAACGGAATTTTAACGAATAGAGCAAATGAGGGGTTTGATGTTTCTAATTTGTACAGTCCTAATACTTCTTATAATTTAAAATTATCTCAAAAAAGAATTCTAATAGATTATTTTACGGAAAGATTAGCTGAAATTTCGCAATATTCTTATAATACGCCAAAACTCAAAAACGTATTTTATAAAAACAATTCAAGTGCTACAATTGAACCAACTACTTATAACTATTGTCGACATATTAAAACAATAGAGGGAGATAATATCAGGCAATCCGATTTACTAACTCCAATTATTACAGGTAAGGTGTATTCGTTTAATTTAGCAAAAAGAATGAAGTTTAATAAGTATATGAAACTTATAGACGATATAATGAATATAAAAGGATATATTACAATTAATGGACACGAAAACACAATTAAGCTATTTGTTCAAGAATTAAAATACGATTGGACGAACGAATTACTAACCATTAAAGGAGAAGAAAAGCATGAACAATTATAATTTTTTACAAGTTTCAAAAAATGAAATCCCCAAAACTAGATTAGGAGAATTAGTTGCTGACAATAATTTTGTTGATATTAATTTAATTCCGAATGAAGACTACATACAGTATTTAATTTTTGAAGAAGATATTATAGATGTAGATTCGATAAAATTACAACCTTTAAATTTAGACTATACCACAAATATAGACTACAAGATAGTTGGTAATGTATTGGTTTTTGCTTTTGAGTTTGCAGAAGAATACTTAGATAAATGTTTATACTTTGAAATTTCTATAAATGGAAGTGAAACATATTATACAAATATTTTCACAGTTGAGAATTCAAACATAGAAAAGACAACACTTTTAACATATTGGCATAAGGAAAATTTAGAGAATATACCGTATTTTGATGTAAAAGGAGAAAATTATATACCTCAACAAATTAGAGTAGATTTATTTTACACGAAACCAAAGCATGATGTAGATTCAGAAGTTTACACTAATTCAATGACAAGTCCAAACACATTGCGAAATGGACGTGTTAATAGATTGAGATTAGAGATTTGGGAAAATTATACGAGTCAATACAATCATCAGGCATTAGCACACGCCTTAGATTGCGATTTTGTCTATTTCAATAATGTTAGGATTTTTTCAAAACCTTATGAATTTGAAGAAGATTCAGACAACACAAACTACACACAAGGAACATTAGAATTGCAGAGAGATTTAACGCAAGTTTTTGAAATGCCTAATTTCAACTATTTAATTTCAACTCTTTATTTATTAGGTTATAATTTATATACTAAATTAGTAAATGATATAGTTTATTTTTGTATAGATTATAGTTTTTCGGAAAATATAGACTTCAATACAAACACAGATGACATAATAATAGCTACTTATGATTTAGGAATTAGCCAATACAAGGGGATTGATGATTTTCCGAATTATAAATTATCAATAACTGATAATTTATTAACTTTAGAATTAAATGAATCTATTTTGCAATCATCTAAAGTGGAATTAAAAATAATTCAAGATAAAATAAAATCAATTGTCACAAATGATTTATATGTGGGAAATATTGTAAATATAAATTTAGATGAAATAAATTTGAATATAATAGAAGTTCCTTTCAGTCAAGCGAATCTATACGAAAATGGATATTTTAGAATATTTTTTAATTTAATTCCGACAGGAGGAACTTATGTTTACGCAATTTACAACGCTATCTATACTGATACTATATATGTTGAGATTACAATAGACGGAATTACCTATTATTATTCAGAAAGTTCAAATGAAAGTGGATTAGATATAATAAAGTCAGGCGATAATTATGAGAAAATAAAGATATACGCAATAAAAGATTGGAAAAGAACCAATATTTTCGAAAAATCGTACTAAAAAATAATTATATTTGTAATACATAAAAAAAAAGGAGACCGCCACAATTAAGACATACCAAATACAGTAGTTTTTCTCAAAGATTCGCACATCAAGGGATACTTTAACTCTTCTGATAACCTTTTTTATGAAGATTCGTCTTTCACAGTGTCAATTATAGGTAATGAAAAGTTATTTTACATCGATTTATCAAATGAAAAGTTGTATAGATTTAATAATTCTCTTTTTGTAGAAGTTTCAAAACAAATTCAATCAACCTCCGAATTAACAAACGATGGAGAAGATGGAGCAAACCCATTTATAACAGCCAATGATTTGCCTATTGACACCAACCTCTCCAACACCAACCAAACACTAACAGAAGACAGAACTGTAGATGGAGATGGTAAAACTTTAACTTTTGAAAACACAAAAACCTTAGATTTAGATGGACTAATCATTGAAAATAAATCCATTAGAAGTGATAATTCTTTAATTGGGTTAGTATTAAATGATGTTCAATTAATTGGTCAACAAAGTGCAACATCTTCTACTTTAGTTTTCAATAATGGAAATTTACCTACCATAGAAGTTGGTTTTTTTGTTCGAGTTGTAAATAGGACATTCAATACTTCTCAGATTTTCAAAATAATTGATGTAAATACTAATTCCTCAACAACAACTATTACAGTTGATACAACTAATGAACAAATTGTTGAACCAGCTTATCATCCCTATCACAGTGAAATATATTACTATGAAAGTTCAGATTTATCTAAAACGTCAGTAGCTTTAACAGGTTCAGAAGTATATGGAAATAATTCTGTGGCTATTGGCGAAAATGCGAAAATAAAAAGTGATTTTTTTGCAGTAGATGAATCTAATTATCAGCAATGTTTATCTGTGATTGGTCAGAATGGATTCACGGTTCAAGGGGATATGTCCAATGAATGGATAGTTGGTAATATTCTCTACTTAAAATTTACAGATTTTCCAACATCAAGTAAATTGTATCAGCTTAAAGAATTGAGTTATGATGAAACTAATGACATAACTACAATTACAATGAATACTGATTATGTAAGTGGTTTTTTTTATGGAGCTGCTCAAATTCAAATTACAACTCTATTAGGTAGACTTGGGATTGATAATTCAGTAGTAATTGGGAAAAATTCAACACAAAAACATCAAGAATCAGTAATTATAGGTAGTAATCTGACAAGTAAAGGAGATAACGAATTGTATGTAGAAAAATTACGAATTAATAAAACATATGATGTTACTGCGGCTCCGAATCCATGTAACGCATTAGATTGGGATTCGACTACAGGAGAGATATTTTATAGACCTACTACTGGAAAAAATACTATCTCTTTTTTCATTGATGACAATGAAAATATAGTTATAATAAATGAATTGAGCTTCATTTCTTATAATAACGCTGGAGTCTTATTTAAAGATTATATAACAAAAAATAAAATTCAAATTGTCAATATTGGGCAACCAAAAGTTACTGTTGGTACAAATACTTTCGTAAATGCAGATGTCAGAATAATTAAGACATCAACAGATAATCTTGATGCATTTGTTCAGCCAACTGTTGTATTAGAAGATGATGGAAATAATTCTTTGGTAATTGCTTTATATGCTGGAGCTGTGCCTTTAAGAGCAGCAGATTTTAAAAATAAATACAGATTTCAAGTAGATATAATTTTTAAACCTAACTATTAAAAACATGAAAATAAGAAGTAACAAAAAATTAATTTTTTCCTCTGAAAGAAATATCAGAGGAATTGTAGAACGAGAAGTTATTGGCTTTTATCAAAGAAAAAGATACCAGTCTGATATTATCAATGTGGAAAGCAGATGCGACGGAGTGCTTAGAAGTTCTGAATATTCTTACGATTTTCAAAAAGTGGATATGCTTTTTAAATCCATTGGGGATTCAATTGATACTACTGAAAGTTTCAATGGGGAACTAGAGAAGTTGTGTACAATAGCATTATATCAAATAACAGGAAGTGAAGGAGTATTTCTTAGAGAAGATGGTACACCTGCAACAATTGAAGATTGGGAAATGGTAAATGAGTAGGAGATGTTGAATAGAATTATAAAATTTGAATTAATTACAAGCAGTATTCTTTTTTTTCTTCCTGTAATTTTAATTCTAGTTACAGGAGAAGTTAGGTCAAGTATAAGTAACTATGCTTATAGTTCGCAACCTCAATTATTACCTACTTTACTTACAGCTGTAGGGTTGCTTTTCATTTACAATGGCGTGGTAAATAGAGATAAATGGTATAATATTGTATTAGGATTATCACTTATAGGAGTTGCTTTAACTCCGCATCTTGACTTTCCTTTGTGGCATTACATTTTTACAGGAATATTTTTTGTTGGAAGTGCTTTAGCTATGATAATTTGGAGTAGTAAAGAGCAAAGGTTGTGGAAAATTATTGCAGGTGTTATTATGGTAAGTGCAATAATACTTGCGTTTTTCTTTCATATTTTACCAGTTTTTTACGCAGAATGGATAGGAATATTACCAATAACGATACACTTTATTGGAGAAACTTTAAATAAAATAGATTAAATGGAATATTTAAGTAAATTTTTAAATTATTTAAAAAACAATGAGTTTATTTCTGCGTTATTTATTGCTGGCTTTACTGGTGCTGTTATCTCAGCAATTAATAATAAAAAAAAATTAAAACAGTTTTTGTGGTCAATTCCTATCTGTGTTTTTTCCTCTGTCATCTGTGGTTTACTTTGCAAATATCAATTTCAGTTACATGACTACACAACATTTGCGTTATGCGGATTAGCAAGTACGATGTCGCATGAGTTGTTAGGCGAGACAAAAGAGTTAGTTACTGGCATATCTGAATTTGTGAAAAATTGGCTTAAATCTAAATTTTTGTAAAATGAATCCAATAATTGAATTTCAAAAAAAGGTAGGTTTAGTTTCTGATGGAATTATTGGAGAAAAAACACTTGCTAAAATGCGAGAGGTGTTTAGGTTGAATAAAATGCAACTTGCTCATTTTTTAGGACAAATTTCCCACGAATCAAGTAATTTTAAAGCGAAAAGGGAGAATTTAAACTATTCAGCACAAGCGTTGAGACGTGTTTTTGGTAAGTATTTTAATTCCTACCAAGCAAGTGAGTACGAAAGAAAGCCTTTTGCAATTGCAAATCGTGTATACGCTAATAGAATGGGGAATGGAAACGAAGAGAGTGGAGATGGTTGGAAATTCAGAGGAAATGGAGCTCCGCAACTAACAGGAAAAGACAATCATTATTTATTTGCGAAGTATGTTAACAACTTCGAGATAATGAAAAATCCTGATATTATTTGGCAATATTATTACTTTGAAAGTGCTTTGTGGTTTTTCAATGAAAATAGACTTTGGAGATATACAAATAGCTTAGAAGATAGCGAAATTATGAAATTAAGTAAAGCAATAAACGTTGGTAATGCGTACAGTAGGGTTAAACCTCACGGATTTGAAAGCAGAAAAAAGAGAACATTACATTACTATAATTTACAAAAATGAGCTACAAAGTAAAAGTTGAGTTTGAGGTATCGGAAAAGGAACTTAAAAAGTTCGGAAGTTTAGAAAAGTTGTTAGATAAAATAAAGGAAATGATTGCAATCCAAAAACAAGATGTACATTTGTAACTATAAATGAGACGGCAATCTCATATAAGTCTAACAATTAAAATAAATAAAATGATGGAATTAGTTTATTTGGGAATTTTTTGTTTATGCTATTCGATAAGTGTAGCGATTATAATAATCGCTAGTATCTATCTAGGAGATGCATTAGGAGAAATGAGTAATAAAAGAAAAAATAAAAAAAAAGTTCCCAAAAACATCTACTAAATAACAAACGCGAAACGAAAGCATTCGATGAATTAAGAAACTTTACAAAGATATGAAAAGACTACTATATATAATGCTTCTACCGCTAATTTTTAGTTGTGGAACATCGAAAAGAAAACACGAAGAATTACAAAAGCTGACTAAAGATAGCGTAGTATACATCTATAAAAAAAAAGTAGATACACTTAGATTGACGGAGATACGAGAAGTACAAACACCTATCTATAACGAAGTATCAATTCCTTGTGATAGTTCTTACTTCTCTAATTCTTTTTCTTCTGAAAAAATAAAATACATCGTTAAAAAGGAGAAAGGACAAGTGGTATTTAAATTCATTTCGGACACTGTAAACAACGTGTCTAAAGAAGTATATAGAAACGTAGTAAGTGAGCGAGATAGCTTGTTAGAAGTAAAAAAAAGCGACACCCATACAATAAAAGACACTAAAGTAGTTCATCAAACTTTTTGGCAGAAGTTGAAAAGCAATTTCTATCTACTATTGCTACTTATAGTATCTATCCTTTGGCTATTCGGCATAACGCCTAGATTTATAATTGATAAATTAATCATGTAACATTTTTCAATCATTTTTTTTAGTATTTTAGATGTTTGACCTCCTGTAATGGGAGGTTTTTATTTTAAAGGTGTCGAATTCGACATATTTAAGAATTGGCTCAAAAACTTAAATAAGATGTTGTTTTATTTAAGTGTTATTTAGAATGAAAATAAATTAAAAGAAATAGTGAAAATATTTAGCAACAAATTTGTTGCATTCAAATCTTTTTTTGTATCTTTGAGAAAGAAAGTTAACCAATTAAAAGCGGTGGCGACAACACCGACAAAAAAGTTAAAAATTCGGATTTTATCATGAAAAATACAGAATTAATTAAAGAAATTGAGGAGAAAGCAAAAGAATTAGGATTAGAAATTGAGTCTTATAGAGTTAAAGATTCTAGATATAATTATGAAGCTGTAGAAGCATTACACACAGATAACTGCAAGTTTATTGATTTTGGTGTGTGTGCTGATGATGATGAGCAGATAGCGGACTGGAAAGTAGTTCCTTATGAAGATTATAATAGTACAATATGTGCTAATTCTGATGAGGTTCAAGATGAAGATGTGATTGTAGTTGTAATCACATCCAAATAACCAAAAAAAAAGCTTGTAAACAAATGTTTTGCAAGCTTTACAATACTATCTACTAAAGTAGAAATTAGTGCAAATATAATATAAAAAAATATAATACAAAAAAAATGGGTAAAAAAACAAACGAATTAAATCTTACAGAGCAACAGAACCAAGATATAACAGATATATATAGAATGTTGTGTGCAATGGATAATTTGCAAAAAAAAGATGCGGATAAAATTAGAAGCTTATTCTACGAAGGTGGATATGAAATAAGTAAGAGTAGATGTATGAATCTACTATCAAAGCAAAATAATATGAATGTAAACGAATTGTATTGCTTTGTTACTGGTCTTTTTCATTTCTATAAATAAATTTTAATCAATAAGTACTTAAATATGTGTTATTTATAATAATTTTAAATTAGATATTTATTGTAATTAAGGTTTGAAATAATTGATAATTGGAAAAAATAAGAATAAGATGAAAAATAATAATAATTGGAAAATACAAATAGCCGTATTAGAACAAATAGTTAAGCAAAAAGGTTTTACACACCAAGAAATTGCGGACAAAATAGAGGTTAAAAGGCAAAGTGTTTCAAGGGTATTTTCTTTGAGTTTTGCACCATCTTTAAAGTTATTTAATTTGATTTGTTCAGCGGTAGGTGTAAACTTATTTTTTGAAGATAAGGAATCTAAAACAGACTTAAATAAAGCCTTTGAAGATGCAATGATAGAATTAGGTAGGCGAAAAGAATCTTTTAAGGATAATTAGAATGCGAACACTACTACTATTACTACTATTTATTTCCTGCAATAATTCAGAGCTGGAGCAATTGAAATTGGATAACGACTATTTAAAAAGCTCCTGCGAAGCGTTGGTTATGATACGAAGAATTACCTTCCTTGTTTATTGATACACAATGAACAAAGTCATAATCATCATAATATGTAACACTTAGTGGGAATTCTAGTTTTAAATCAGAATTCAAATATACTATATCTCCTTTTTTAAATTTAATGTCATTCATATATTATTTACTATCAAGTACTTAAAAATTAATTACATTTTTATTTAAAAAAATACAAACAAAAGTTTGTAAAACTAACAAATGTTTATATCTTTGCTACATCAATGTTTAACGAATGTACAATAAGTAATGATAATAAACAAGAGTATTATAGATAAAGTTAGAAAAGAGCCTTTAGTATTCGCTGAGGTTTTGAAAATAATGAATGAGAATCAAAGTATTAAGGTAATGCCTGATACTCTTATGAGAAGATTACAGAGATATAGTGAAGTGGTAAGGTCAAGCGTTGCAATTGCAGAATACTTTAAAAGCAAAGGTCTTACCGAAGAAGAGATTTTTGAGACTGAAACTGAAAAAATATAACACTATGACATCTGATGTTTGTTTTAGAATATTTAAAGAAATATTATCAAGTCTTTCTGACATTCAGAAAAAGAACTTTTTAAACAAAATACAAAAATGTATCGGTGTGAAACCTCAAAAAAAGAAAAAGTACGAATCAAAGGAAGACTTGAAAAACAAATATTTAGAAATGTTAGAATAAAAAAAAAAGCCCTGCGACAACAAGGCTTTCAAGAAATTAATTAATAAAAATTAAAATCAAAAAGTTATGACAAAGATACAAAAAAAATCAATAGCAGAATTAATTATGTTGCTAACAGACTACAAAAAGGTTGAATTTACTGATTTGTACGAAGATTCTAAAAATATAGACCAATTAGTTATAGGTAATGCTGACTATGTAATAGATATTAATTCAGAATACTCCTATACAATAGATTATAACTATGTAGATAGCTGTCTAGAGAGTTCATATATCGTGCCCGAATTATTTGAAATTCAGAATATATCTAACATCTATGTAGATTGTATAGGCGAAGAAATAGAGCTTACAGACTCGCAAGAAAAGACATTAATAGAATTACTTGAAAAGGCTGTGAGATACAAGTTTGGAATTAAAAACGAATCACTAAAAACAGCGTAATGAAAGCACTACACAACACGAAAGTAATTTCAAGTAGATTATCGAATAAGATATTTATAAATGCTTGTGATGAAGCAAAAACGCAAGAAGAAGCACAAAGTATTTATGATTTTATGAAATTAAATAATCTAGAGTATTGGAAAACGTACAGGCATTTGTACTTCTATGGGAGTAATGAAAAACCACAATCAATATTTGAAATATTAGCAAAAATTTAAAGAAATGAATGAAGATAGACAAGTACGAAATATAGTACTCGATGCAGTAAAAAACTACAAAAAAATAAACACAATTATTAACCTATAAATATTTTCATTATGACACAGGAAAATCAAACAGCGGAGTTATATCCCAAAAATGGAGAGGTAACTTTCTTAATGCCAAACACAAAAGCTTTGGCTAAATTAAAAAATGCCAAAAAAGGGCAAACGTACTAGGAAGTAAAAGAACGTAAGTGTGGGATATTGGAAAGTCAGTTAGAATTAATTAATAAATAATCAAAAAAATAAATAAAATGAGTAGAATAATATTAAAGCAGTTATCAATAGTAAATTTCAAAGGAGTAAGAAATTTAACTATTGACTTTGAAGATAGTACAAGTATCTTCGGTGCAAATGGAACTGGAAAAACATCAGTATTTGATGCTTTCACTTGGCTTTTGTTTGGAAAAAACTCAGAAGATAAAAAGGATTTTGAAGTCAAAAGATTAGACAAAAATGGAAATCCAATACAAAAAACAGAAGTTGAGGTTTCTGCAATTATTTGGGCAGATGATGAGGAAATTACCATCAAAAGAATATTAAAAGAAAAATGGGTTAAACAAAGAGGAGCTTTAGATGCTGTGTATACAGGAAATGAAACACTATACTATTGGAATGAAGTACCATTATCACAAAAGGAATTTCAATCAAAAGTAAGTTCGGTTTTAGATGAGCAAATATTCAAACTGATTACCTCTCCTACTGCATTTAATTCTTTAAAGTGGCAAGATAGAAGAAATGTATTGATCCAAATTGTAGGAGATATTTCAGACAGAGATTTAGCTATAGGAAATGAAGAATACGAGAAGTTACTTTTTCAAATTTCTAACAAGTCATTGGAGGAGTACAAAAAGCAAATTGCTTCGACAATCAAAAAAGCAAAGGATGATATTAAAACTATCCCTACACGAGTTGATGAAGTTGAAAGAAGTAAACCAGAGTTAGTAGATGTACAAAAAATTGAAGCGGAAATTTTATTTAAACAAAAAGAAATTGAAAGCATCGAAAAACAATTGTTAGATAAATCTGCAGCTTACAATGAGGTCATTAAAAAGAAAACTGAACATCAAAATAAGGTTTTTGAGTTAAAATCTGAACTTAATTCAATTGAATTTGAAATCAAGGAAAAAGCAAAGCTGGAGACTAAAAAAGATACTTCAAAAGTAGATTCTATTAAAAATGAAATAGATAAAAAAGATGAAGAGTTAAAAACACTACAAACAGCTCTTAAATCACTTACAGATAAAAGAACATCTTTGAAAGCACAATTAGAGTCTATTGATAGTAACCTTATGACACTAAGAGAAGATTGGAAAAAGATAAATGCAGAAGAATTTAAAGCAAACGAATCTGACTGTAAATGTCCTACCTGTAAGCGTGAATTTGATAATGCAGAAGAAAAGATAGCTGAAATCAAAAACAACTTCATTAAGCAAAAAAATGAAAGATTAGAAGTCAATCAAACCAAAGGAAAATCACTTGTTTCTGAAAAGAAAAATACAGAAGAGGAAATTAAGAATTTAGACAGTAGAATAGAAAAAGGAGAAAGTTTAATTAAAGATTTGCAGAGTAAAATCTCCTCACTAAGAGCTGATTTGATGATTGAAAATAATTCTAAAGGCAATACTATATCTTTTGAATCTGTTGTTTCAGAATTGGTTTCAAAGTCTGAAAAATACCAAACTTTAAAATCTGAAATTCAAAAATTAGAAGCGGTTACATTTGATTTACCTAATGAGAGTAATTCAGAATTGAGCGAATCTAAGAAGACAATCCAAAAGGAAATAGATGCTTTAAAAGTTTCTTTACGAACTACTGACCAAATTATAAAAGCAGATATCAGAATTAAAGAACTGCTTGATGAAGAGAAGAAATTGGCACAGGAAATTGCAAAATTTGAAAAAATCCAATACACCATTGACAACTTTGTCAAGTTAAAAATAGACACTTTAGAGTCTAGAATTAATAAGAAGTTTCAGTTTGTGAAGTTCAAATTATTCCAAACGCAAATCAATGGTGCCGAGGTAGAGTGTTGTGATGCTTTAATAGATGGAGTTCCTTTTTCTGATGCAAATACAGCTTCAAAAATCAATGCAGGTATTGATATCATCAATTCGTTATGCAACTACTACCAAGTGTCAGCACCTATATTCATTGATAACAGAGAGTCTGTAGTTGATTTGATTGATAGTGATTCTCAAATCATAAATCTAATTGTATCAGCAGAAGATACAAAGCTTAGGATAGAAAATAAACAAGAAAATTTAGCAACAATTTAATATTTATACAATGAGTACACAAGTTCAAAAAGTTGGCGAAAATGCATTTAAAGCCATATTAGGAAGAATTAATTCACTACAAAAAGAAAGCGGATTGACTTTACCTGCAAACTATTCAGCGGAAAATGCTGTGCGTTCTGCTTGGTTGGTTTTGCAAGAAACAAAAGATATGAGTAAAAGACCAGTACTGGAAGTTTGTTCAAAAGAAAGTATTGCAAATGCTCTTCTTAAAATGGTGGTAATGGGATTGAATCCAATCAAAAGACAATGTTCATTCATTGCTTACGGAGGTAAGTTAGAATTACAAAGAGAATATCAAGGTAGCATTGCATTAGCAAAGAGATTTGGAATGAAAGAGGTAGTTGCTAATGTAGTGTATGAAGGAGATGACTTTGCTATTGCAATAGATGTGAATGGTAGAACAAAAGTCACTAAACATATTCAATCATTTGAAAGTTTAGGGGGAAATATACTAGGAGCTTATGCTGTGGTCACTTTAGATGATGATACTGTTAATACGGAAGTGATGACTATTGAGCAAATTAAGGCTAGTTGGAATCAAGGAGCCTCAAAAGGAAACTCTCCAGCACACAAAAATTTTCCAGACCAAATGGCTAAAAAGACAGTAATAAATCGTGCTTTAAAAACCATTATCAACTCGTCAGATGACGGAGATTTATTAGAAGATAAGTATTCTGAAATATCAGCTGTAGAGGAACACGTGGAGTATGAGATTAAAGAGAATGCCAATAAACAGGAAATAGGATTTGAAGACGAAATCGATGAGGTTGAGGAAAACACAGTTGAAGAGTTGGAGACTAAGCAGGAGAAAGAGGAGGAAATAGAAACTGCGGGACCTGGATATTAAGGCATGAAACTCAAGATAATTGGAACAGGTTCAAAAGGAAATGCTTACCTCCTCGAAAATGAGGAGGAGGCACTCCTTATAGAGTGTGGTGTGAACATCAAGGAAATCAAAAAGGCAATTGATTTTAATGTTTCCAAAATTGTGGGGTGTATTGTAACTCACGAACACAACGACCACGCTAAGTCTATTAAAGAAGTTATGAGTGCAGGTATTGATGTTTACGCATCTTACGGAACTCATGGTACTTGTAAGACTCTAAACAAGAGTAGAACAAATATAATTTTAGAAGGTTATCCTAGAATGATAGGGAATTTTAATGTTTTGGCTTTTAAAATTAATCACGATGCATCTGAACCTTTAGGATTCCTTATAAATCATAGAGAAACTGGAAATGTACTTTTCTTAACTGATACATTCTATTCAAACTACACTTTCAAAGGATTAAACAATATAATAATTGAAGCCAATTACTCAAAGGAAATAATCAAAGAAAAATTATCAGAAAAAGAATTTTTGAAAGATAGAATTTTCCAATCTCACATGAGTATTGATACTTGTTTAGAGTTTTTGAATGCCAACGATTTGAGTAAAGTAAACAACATAGTTCTGATTCATTTATCGGATGGAAACTCCAACGAAGTTCAATTCAAAGAAGCGGTTGAAAATCAAACAGGAAAGTCTGTTTATGTAGCATCCAATGGAATGGAAATTGAATTTAACAAAACACCTTTTTAAAATGGAACTTACAGAAAAGGAATCAGAAAGAATTGAGGCAATGATTGTGTATTTAATCAATAAAAGACACAAGCCTTTACTTGATAAAAGTGGTGCGTATGGTTTAAGTAGATTTCGTGAACTCGTGAACTTTTAACAAGTGATTAAAAACTTTGAAAATATAACAAAATAAAAATGGGAGAATTAATACTGCTAATTGGAAGTATACTATTAGCGACAGCTACGGTAGTAATTGGGAGAACTAAACTTACATCTAGAATTAACTACGAAAGGGAAAGAAAAAAGAAAGAACTACATCGTAGACGTTTCATCAAAAAACATTTTAATCATAAATATTAAGAGTGTGGAAACAAAATTTAAAGAAAATATCTAAATTAGCTACTGTAATTAAAAAAGCGGAGGTTACCAAGTAAAAACAAATTATTAATTAAGCCTTAACCCACAATTGCTACAATGCAGTGTTATGGTAAGTGCTTTTATTTATAAAGAAATGGAAGAAAGTTATAGTGATAAAATAAACTGGACATTAGACCAAAAAATATTTCATCTACTTGAAACTGTTGATGTTTATTATCACAAATTTAATGGAGAAGTTTATTTGAACTTTTCAGGCGGAAAGGATTCAACTGTCCTTAAATTTTTCATAGACAAGTGGTGCGAAATGAATGGTTATCCAAAAATAAAATGCTTATTCAATAATACTACAAATGAACATAAGCAAATATTAGATTTTGTAAAAACTTTTGGAGATGAAGTTATTTGGACTCGACCAAGAATGACTTTTGCGGAAACTTTACAAAAATACGGTTATCCTGTTGTTTCTAAACAGACTGCAAGATTTATTGATAGATACAGAAAAACAAAAAGTGAAGCAATGAAAATGTTTTACAAATTTGGAATTAACAAAGATGGGAGTAAAAGTGCTTTTAAAATTGCTAAAAAATGGCATTACCTTTTAGATGAAGATTTTTTAACAACTGACAGATGTTGCGATATTCTTAAAAAAGAACCAATTAAAAAGTTTGAAAAAGAGACAAGATTAAAACCTATTAATGGCGTTATGACTTCTGAATCTAATCAAAGAAAAATGCGGTATTTAAAAAATGGGGGTTGCATTAGTTGGAAAGAAGGAAAAGAGATTTGCTCACCACTATCTTTGTTTACAGAGGATAATATTTGGGAATGTATTGACAAATTTAATATTGAAATTTGCCCTATTTACTATGACCAAATTATTGATGGCGAATTAGTAACAGGAGAAAAAAGAACTGGTTGTGCTTGGTGTTTATTTGGATTACATTGTGAATCAAAAGACGATAATAGAATTTCAAGATTAGCAAAAAGAGAACCAAATAGGTATAAAAGTATGATGGATAAAATGGGTTATCGAAAAGTTCTTGAAGCACTCGGGTTTCAGCATTTACCATAACGCTATAGCGGTATGAAACGAAGCGGTAAACGGGCTGCGAAACTATCAACCGCTAAGAACTTGGCGCGAGCGATGAACTTGCAAATAACACTTAACCCGCTTTGTTTTATGACCGCTTGTTATAAGCCGTATTTGTTTGATTATCAGTTGTTAGTAAAATAGTTGAAAAATAAAGTAACTTTTTGTTGTATATAACGTATATACAATATATCTTTACAAAGAATTTAAAACATACGATTATGAACGAAGCATTGGCAAATAGATTAGTTAATTTTGTTTTTATGATTGAAAACAAAGATTTAACAAGACAAGAAATAGTTGATGAATTTCAACGTGTATTAGATATTGAAATGAAAGAGCGAATTGAACACACTCGTCAGCAAACTATTAGAAACTGTGTAAAACAACTACAAAAAATAGCAAATGAAGAAGATTATTGATATACCAGATGAAATAGTTGAACCGTTGAAAATAATGGCAGTAAAGGCAAAAAAGCCTCTTAAAAACTATATTGAAGACGAACTAAAAAAATTAGTTCAGAACTATCAATCGAAGCCTTCTTAATATGGCTTATAACGGTAAAGTATATGCGAAGTGCTGACGATAGGAAGCATTGCGTATATACATTGTTACCTACTGGTGCGACTTTAACCGCTAAACTTAAATCGAAGAACTGAACCTTTTTCTTTTCTTTTTTGAGCGTTGGCAAAATTTAATTTGAAAAATTAAAAATATGATTGAGATAAATAAGAATTATAATGAAAACAATTTAGAAACAATGGCAAAGATGCCTGATTGCTTTGTGGATTTAACGGTTACATCACCGCCTTACGATGGATTACGAACCTATAATGGATATTCCTTTCCCTTTGAAGATATTGCAAAGGAGCTATTTAGAATTACCAAAGAAGGTGGTATTGTGGTTTGGATTGTTGGCGATGCTACAAAAAACGGAAGCGAAAGTGGTACGAGTTTTAAACAAGCATTGTACTTTATGCAATGTGGTTTTAAACTATATGACACTATGATTTATAGAAAGCAAAACTACATACCATTAACACACAAAAGATATGAGCAAGAGTTTGAGTATATGTTTGTTTTTAGTAAAGGGAAACCAAACACATTTAATCCAATAATGATTGAGTGCAAAACTAAAGGAAGTAAAACTAAAGGAAGAACATTTTACCAAACGAATAATCAAAACACACCAACGGAAGGACATAAAAATGAAGCGGTAAAGGACTATAAGCAAAAGGGAAATGTTTGGCAAATACCAACTAACGCTGGTGCAAAAGGACACCCTGCACAATTCCCTGAAATATTAGCCAACGACCACATAATAAGCTGGAGTAACGAAGGAGATTTAATTTATGACCCATTTATGGGAAGTGGAACAACAGC